TAAAGTCATTATTAAAATCTGTCAACTTTTTATCCTCAAGACCTGTACCCGCCTTTCCGTAGTCAGTTGTGAATGTAATTGTATTATTTTGCGTGGTACCAACAGGGTTAAAATTAGCAGTAACTATTTCATTAGAACCCATTGAATTCCCCCATGCGTCTGTAAGACTGGGTTGTTGTATTTTATAATTTAAATAAGTGTTAAAATCTTGACTATTTGTATTTGGTGGTACATCAGTAAATAATAGTGAACCTTCAGTAGTTTCTGGGTTAACTTTCATGGTATCATAAAAATCTATTTTAGGTACTCTTAGCTCTACACCACTACCTCCCGTTTGAAACCATGGTGGTACTGATGGGTCTACACTACAGGCTACCATTTCTTTCAATTCTCTTTTAAGCCCATCCTTAATTGCATCTTCGAACTGGTCTAATCTGTATGTTATACAATCTACCATATGCTCTTTTAAAGCTTTAGCTCCAGCTAATGCAGTAGTTAAATCAACAAGGAAGTTAGTACTATTAGTATCATTGTTTATTGATGAGACTGAATTAGATTTGTCTATCTTAGGAAAGTCATCATTTAAAACATTTAATGCGCTTATATTACCAAAAATTTCCTCCTTTTGATTTATTATTGTTGCCATAAATTAATCTTCTTTATTTACTTCGTCATTAGATGAATCTTCTATCATCTTTCTAATTTGTCTAAAATCATTTATATCGACCTTACCATCGGTTCTCTCATCTAAAGCCCCTTGAGCGTCACCCTTGTGTTTTATGATATCATTTTGTAGTTTAGCTATCTCTAATTTTATCCTCATCGCTGAGTCTTTAACCTTAAGAGCATTTGTTTTTTCTTTAGCTATTTTTGATAAATCATCAACATCTTCTGGTTCAGCTGAATTGGCCATTTCATTGATGGTATTTTGAGCATCATTTATATTTGAACATGCGTCATTGTACGTTTCTTGTAAAAGACCCTCTAAACTGTCGATGTTATTATATTTTATCTGTTGTTTTTTCTTACGTGGCATAGTGTATAGTTTTTATATAAATATAATGATAAATAATTTTTTATTATTCAATACCGTTTTCTAAACCATCAATCTTAATAAAAGCGTATAATTCTTTATACCTTTTCATAGCTAATCGAATGTCTTTGGTATTTAGTCCAGTATAATTTCTCATACTTTCCAATACCGAATTTTTGTTAAATTTAGTTCCACCAGCCATAGAATCTAAAGTATTTTCCCAATCTTTAAGAATATCCATAAGCGCTAAACCAACCTTCTCTTCGTTATCACTAATTTTCTTTTTACCAACAACACTATCACCTTCTAGTTCATTTTTGATACTAGTGACTAGTTTGTTTATAAATTTATTAACAGTGAATTCGTTGTCGTCTAACTCATATTGGAAGTCTTTTCTCTCTTCTAAATATGGTGACAAATCTTCATATGAAGATAACTGTTTAGTTTTTTTGTCATCGTTAATTAGTAAACCTAATATATAATTTTTACATATAGTTCCGTAATAAGAATAAGCTTTCTTACCTTTAGAATTTTCAAATTTATGAGCTTTTGTCATTAGGAATGAAAGAGTGTCAGTGTGCAAGTGCTCAAATGTTTCACTCTTTCTATACAATTTGTATTTCCTAATTATCGATTCAATCATCTTATTGAGTGGCTCACGTAGCCACTCATTATAGATTGCATTCCTTTCTAATTCATCCTCTGAATCCAAATATTTTAAAACGGCTTCTTCTTGGTCGGGACCGAAATATAAATCGTTTTTTCTTTTTCGTCCTCTTTTGTTAGCCATTTTAAATTAGTTTACTTCTTCTTGGACATATGTTATATCTCTTTCGTTATCAAAATAATATTCTTTCTTAGCTTGACTTAACCACCAATTAGCTTCTACTGGATTCATAGTATCTTTGTATGAATTAAATAGTGAACCTTCTCTTTGGTTTAGGTGTTTATACCCAAATCTAGGTATAATCATAGCTTTAGCATCTTTAAATGTCATTCTAAGTAAGAATTCATAAATAAATGTTAATTTAATATTTGATTTGAACCCTCCAAAATCTTCGAAAACTTCTTTTTTCATTGTAAGACCATCAATATTAAAATTCTGGAAAGATAATAGTGCATTATTATCTAGAACACCTAATTCATCTGAAAAGCTACTAGCCCATACAGCTTCGTTGGTAAGTCCCATAAATCCATTATCTGAAGCATTAACATCTATGATGATTGGCATGAACATATCAACATCATCATAAGCTTCTCTGTACTTAACTACATTGGTAAACCATTTATCAGAATACTCATCATCAAATTCTAGGATTGAGAACCATTCTGTTTTAGTTTCAGAAACACCAAAGTTCATCTGAGATGCGAAATCAGTTTTCCCATCATTAGAAACGATTCTAACGATTTTACTGACATCACCGAAGTCATAATCTTTGAGTGTTTTTTCTACCTTAGAACCTTTTGGGGTTACAATAAGTAATTCATCTACTTGTGTAGTTTGGTTAGCAACACTTTTAATAGCGTTGTTAAATAGTGTGTTATTTGACTCACCCTCTAATTCGTGAATCGGTAAAATAACCGTAATGTTTGTTTTCTTTTTAGCCATAATATTTATATTATTTAGTAGTTTGAGTCTCCATTTCACTCAACTGTTTTAAAGCGTTATTATATTCTTCTTTTCTTTCAGACACTAATTTAGCCCAAACTGATTTAATACCTTCTACTTCTTTTTCAGTAGTATAAGTACCTTTAGTTTCAGCCATAGCATCTGTTAAATCTGTAGGAACATTGTCTTCTAACCAAACTTTCATGTATGTAGCAATAAGTTCTGGTATGTTTATCAATGTATTGGTCCATACACCATTGTTTTTAATCCTAGTATTTCCATTTTCATCTGCTTCTTCCATCCATTCTGGTATCATATTTGGCATTTTACCAATAACTGGTGTGTTAGAATGCATTGCTTCTAATGGGAAGGTACCAAACCCAGCAGCATCGTCAACCCAAACCGCTAAACATGATTTTCCTAACTCTTCAGCAAATTGTTCTCTAGGTAACCCTCTTAATTCTTTAAATGTAATCCATTTATATAATGGGTTTTGTAAATAGAATTGTTTAGCTATTTTAGCAGCTAACCCTTGTTCTCTAGTAACAATAGTCACAACAGGTATTTTAGGTTTATCAGAATCTTTAAAATATTCTGGGATACCTATCGGTGTTACATGTGTTTTAACACTAGGAAATAAAGATTTAACATAATCAGCTTGTTTCTTAGAAGTAGTAATCACATCATTAAAACCATAGTCTGTCCATCTTCTACCTAATGGTAATAATTCCAATAAATAAGAGTAGTTCTGTGATAAAACAACTTTCTTACATGGGAACTGTTTTGTTTGGTCCATCACATTAGAAAATATTTCTGGAATTACAATAAAGTCTTGAGGTGCAACATTTAATTGTTGAGACTCAATAGATACATGTGGTAATTCAGCGTATTCTTTACCTAACCAATCAGCTAATCCCATACCTTCTTGGTCACCATAAAGTTTATAATCGTTTTTTTCATGTAAGATTTGAGCATTATACCCTAAATCATTTAAAGTTTTTACGTGTTCGTAAATGTGGGCAACACCAGCTGTAGGATTACCCTTAGTGTCTAGTGTGAAAAAGTACAAACCAAAGTCTTTATTATCTAGTTTTGACATTAGTTCTGATACTTGTTCTTTTTGTTTTTCTGTTTGTTCAGACATTTGTATTAATTTTAAATTATTATTATTATTATTATTATTATTATTTATTCAATTTCTTTTATTATACCATATTCTATAAGGGTATTAAAAGCCAATTTAAATGGTAAACTAGTTTTAGATAGAGCTCTATCTATCCCTAAATCATCATCTAATTCTTCATTATAGGTTAATATAACCTCAAAAAACATTCTGATGGTATCGTATTTTGGACCATCAATTTCTTTTCCTTTAAAGTATTCTTTAACAATATCTTCAGAACCAATTAATTTATCGTGTTCGTCATATATTTTTTTATATTCTTTTTCTTCAACTAATTTAGAATCCAACCTATGGTCTTGAGTAAGTAACTTATCCATAGCCGCTAAATCAAACATATAATATACACCACCAATTTCTAACATATAATTAAATTTCTTCGTATGTTGTTATTTTAGTATTTAAAATCTTATCCCTTAAATTTTCATCTTTAATAAAATCTAATATACTATCTAATTCAAAATCAGCTTTTGAATCTTTATTATAACTTGCGTTTATTTTTACTGAAATTTTACCCTCTGGTTTTGATTCAAGAGCAACAGGGTTAGCTGTAATTAGT